TTAAGGGATGGTGTAGATTACCTCTTAGGTCTACCTACACACGCGGAGCGGTTTTCCACTCCGACCATGGCAATGAAGCCATGCGATGTTCATAGTGAACATAGTAGAGATTATCTCCACGATCATCGGCGACTAAAGGTCCCGTATCTACCCAGTCAAATGACGGGTCCTCTCCCTCAGGGAGACATGTCATCACCGTTTGGTGGTAGTGCAAGATTGCACCCGGATCTTCAATGATCTCTTCTGAAGGCCGCACAAACGGCTTCTTGGACACACACTCAAGTGCGTCATATAATCTACCAACAATGTAGATGAGAGGGTTAATTACTATAACCCCCCTCTTGCTGATCTGTTGCAGCAATCTTCCCAGCCGTATATCGGCTGTGATCAGAGGTATCCACGACCTCTTGTCTTGATCCTTAAAGGACGTGTATTGCCACATTATGAAGGCATCTGATTCCATATAGTATGGAAGTCGGTCCCTGGCAAACTGTGTCAGGTGACTCTCCCCAAATTTTAGGGAGTTCATGAGACCATTCTCACATTTCACCAACTCCGAATAGTTGGATTCTACGAACGCATGTCGTAGTTCATCATGGGTAATCCCAATGTCCCTGGCTGAGAAAGACCAGGGTAAGTGCATATAATCATGCGCATTGATGACTCGGTCATCTATGAAGTAGGGTAATTTGTCCCTAAATGCGAATCCAGGATTCGCCCAACGGAGCACAAACTCCTGAGCCTCGTCCATCGAGAGCTCGACCCAATCAGTATTGGGATTTGGACTGAAATTATAGTTCAGTTCCATCACCAGTTGTGGTGGATCCTTTCCAGAAAGAATCTCACGCCAATACGCAGCGTGTGCCATCCTAAGGATTTGGCTAAAAGGCTCTTTAAAGAGCCGACACGAACCTAAAAGCTCGTGATGAAAGGGGTTCTGACCCCGAACCACAGAGTCCTGTGGAAATAGCGGCTCAATGCGGCTATATAGATCCCTCATTGCGAAGGATCGATGCGGTGTGAAACTGCGTGACTTTGTAGTCATAATGTGTCTCTCAGAGAACACGCCCTCTAGTAGGGACCTGATGCGAAACGTCGCTTCTTTGGGGTTCTTTGACCTCTTTAGAGCTGATAACAGCTGACTCGCGGTGGGATAAGACCCATCACCACCTATCTCCTTTGGTAGGTAGTTACACATGACCTCCTTCGGGGTCTTCACCGTTAGGTGTTGCAGCAGTTGTGCTGTATCCATCATTGGATATGCCAAACGACTAAGTTGTTTGGTCCACTTGGTATGCAAGCCAAGGTTTGTAAACCGACCCAAGTCGGTGTATGTCGGACGTACTATCTCCGGCATTGTCGGTATTAATAACCGAATTTTTGGGTAATCTATGTACCCCAGGACTGGTCTTCCATTCCTTCTCTGGACATTAATAGTGTCCGAGGGTCCCTGAGGGACTCTGGCGATTTCTTCGCAGAAGTACATGAACCTCGAGCTCACGTATGTGTCTTCATAAGACACCTTGAAGTCAATAGACTCCAGCTCATCTGGGTAGTTTTCCAGACTCTCCTTATCTTGAGATAGGACAGTGAGATCGTCTCCGACGATCCAACCGGTTAAACCGGACTTGTCTAGAACATAGTTCTGGGCCAAAGTCAAGATGACTTTACACATGGGATCACCCATGAACCAACCTCTACTTTTAGTGCAGAGGATACGCCCATTGTGGACGAGATATCTCTTAGAGATAAATAGGCTTTTCGCGAGTAAAGCCAGCCAACATGGAAACCCATGTATTGCAGATGATTTTACTATCAACATCTGCCATATCTGCCTTGCGACAGAGATATTACCGTAATCGGTAGCGGTCTCTAAATCAGTGTTTAGAGAATACACAGGGAGATCGTCCCTGATTAGAATACCTTGCCAGAAGGTGTTAGTAGGATCTAAGTCATCCTTCAAAATCTTCCATAGATGATTTGTTCCGTGCATACCATTATCCACGGCTTTGTCCCTAAGGGACTGTCCCCATATGTGGGAAAATATATGCATAATGAGCATATAGGCAATCGGTGCGATTGTTATTGTTCGAGCCTTTGAGGGCTCCGCCACTGAGTGGACACGGACCAGTTTTGTTATGGTCCTAGTTCGGGGATCTTGTTCCCCGAGAACGAACTGGATTGCCCAGTCCAACAGGTCTTCCGCAGACCTAATCCTCCGCGGTTTGAACCGCGTGATATGTCCCGTGATTGGACAATAGTGGGAGTCTATATATGCTCCCTTGACTACTGCACTGATTGCAGTGGTCTGACCTCCGTCTTCTCGGGGGACCTCAAGACAGCCAGATGGTCCGGCTGATAGCTTCGCCAAATTGGACGAAGAGTAGCCTGCAAAGGCACATACACGTGATAATGATCGCGTTTCAAGCAATATCTGCCTGGACGGTAGTGTAACCGTTTCTACCAATTTCTCTATGGATTGGTCGATCATCGCCTTATCGGCGAGTCCAGTCGATCTCGACTGTGTAACCAGCATCAAGTGCTGTAATCGGATTTCCTCGGTAGGGAAGTCTCGGATGAGTACATACTCACATAACCTTTTATAGGTCGCCATGCAACGCTTGGCGGGAGGGGGACTGGATCCCCCTAAAGCATAATGCTTTCGAAGAGCCTTCTTATAGGCCTTAAGTTCCTTTAGGAACGTGCTATAATTATTAGCACAGGACTCGATACAAAATCGAGTTATACTATCGACTAAGTCGATGAATGGGGCAGAGGTAATGATGCCCGCGGTCAGATCATTGACCAGGAGAAGGGATGTTATCATTCCATCTGCGGTGTGGAACCACCGCTCGATTTGGGATAATTTCCCTTGTCGTGTCAACAGATTGACCTTACGCCTAAAATGTAGGCTGTACCTGTCACTATGGTACAGGTTGTTAAGCAGTACTCGGTACTGAACCTCAGGTTTTAGATTCCTGAGAAAACGCGGTGCAGGCCGCGAACCGGGACACACCCGGACCAACTCCGATGGTTGGATACGCCTCAAGAAAATGCTTGGGACGGAACTTCGCTCAGCGAAGAGTCTCTCCAATACTATGGAGAGAGGAACGTCGGGTTCGACCCCGATCCTTGGACCAGCCCTACCCCAGGAGGGTAAAGGGAGGCTAAGGCGACATGTCATGAAAAT